CGTCTTTCCGGCTCCACTCTTTCCGAAGAGCCATAATCCGCAGACTCCGCCGATTGGTTCGATTCGGGGCATGTAGTCCTGCGCAATTCTCTTGAGTGTGGAGTAACATCGAACTCGGATGTCGGCAGGAATCTCCTCAATAGCTCCGGCCTTTGCGCTATCCCAAGCAAGATCCCAACGCTCAGCTTCTCGACGTCCTTGTTCGACGGGGTCGCTTGGTAGATCGCCGCGTTCCACATAATCCCCGCCCTTCTTACAATAATCAGAGGCTTGCAGTGCGCTTCCTCTGGCAATTTCAACATGACATCCACGGAGGAGCTCGCGAGTCGCGCCCTCGGTTTTAGCGTTGCGCCAACACAGAAAGCCTTGCAAGTGAGGTGTACCAGTTCCAGGAGCAACTTCCTTTCCGTAACAGAGATATCTGATTTGAAGGGAATCAAGATAATCGATTGCCACTTGGTCGTAGTTGTTCCATGTGAAGACGAAGCGTCGGTGTCGACTGGGCATGTTATTCTACAATGTTTAAAATAACAGAGAATAGCTTGCAATTGAGACATAAACACGGAGGTTACCCTCCGTGTTTTTATTGAAATATATGTGGGGTGTGGCTGGGGATGGAAATATCCATCCTGCGCCACATGGAATTCTCCTTCACCCGACCTGTTTTACACAACAGTTAAGTGGGGGGAGCCGGCAGGCGTCGGGGGGTTTCCCCCCGCCGGAACCTATGAGCGGATGCGAAGCGGAGCGCGTCCCTAATTTTGTACAAATTTTTTATTGAAAAAAGAAACTATTCTGCGGCGACAATATCATCATCTGTTTGGTCGTGGGTTACTACTTCATGGCCAGCAATAGCTCCAGGGACAGTTGTCAACCAAGATGAGACTGCTCCATCCAAATATGCAGTCTTATAATAATTCCTAACTCCTTCAATGATCCACGATGTGTGAAGGAGGTTGTCTCCAAAGGAAGCATTCGGATTAACGATTGTTCCGTCTGAGGTTTTTTGTTGTGCTGTTGGACACCCGTACCATCTGCAGTAGAGCTGGACATTGAAGCCTGCTGCATATGTCCTGTCTCGTTTGTCCGCTTCTGAGAGCAACTTGTAAATTTTCGATTTAGAATGTAGCTCTCCTGTTTCTCCGGGTGCTAGGCGAAAAACTGATTTCGCGAGGATTTTCCAGTTTTTCATTACTTCTGGTACTTGTTCTGGTGTCCAGGAGGTGATTACATCGAAACCTCCGGAACTCGAATCGACAATATTTGATAAGAGGTTGAACTCTGCTTGGAAAGAGTTCGCCGCGTCTACTCTCGGGGTGACGAGGTAGTATTCGTAACATATTTTGACGTTGGACATGTTGGTAAACATTGTTTTTTGTCGAGTTGTTGTTACGAGTGTGCGTTCGTTAACGCCGGTTACGGCGTTAGCGTGCGTTAAGTTCCAATCATCGAATATGATTACTTGATTGATTCTGTTGAATATACAGTCTCCGATAAACGATTGTTGCCAAAAGTCGGCTTTGCGACCGTTTTGGGTAATGATTTGTTTTTGGTAGTCTTTGATTTTGTGTTGTAGTCCGGTCGCAGTATCGACGTACCATCCGTGAGCTATCTGCGACGGCTTAGCCCTACCCGACTTGTGAAAGGTGCCCGACGGGCCCTTAACCAAGTCGTAGCCCGCTGATATAGTGGCTGCCGCGCCAAGCCCTGCTGCCACGTATTCATTCGACGCCCCCAAGGTCTGGCCCGCGAGATATTTCGTCCGTTTCGAAAAGCGGCCCTGCGTGTCGCGATTCTTGTAGGTCTTCCTCTTACCATATGGCATCGTATACGGTTCGACCGTCTGCCACGCATACGTCACAGTTACTACTGTGCGATAGAGGGGTCTATAGTGAGCGAAGCGTATTATTACCTATAGACCCTCTGTGCAGTGTATGCAGTGCAGACCCTTAGGGTTTAAAGGATGTATTAACGTTAAAGTTCTAAAACTACATCCTGTCCTTCAAGTTTCTCTAGGAACTTGAATCGTCGGTTGAGTGCTTCTCGAGTTTCCGCATCTTGCCATATGTCCTCGATCCTGTATTGCGAAGTGACAATAACAAGTCGAGGTCTGATCTTTCTGCTGCCTCCCTTGATTTCGGCGATGAATGGCGCGAAATCTGCCCAGTGCTTGAGCTTTCCTCCCAGGGCGACATCGTACTTATCCACGTCGTCGACGGTGACGACCTCTTCCTCTTGATAGCCATCCCACCAGATATTTCGAGGCTTTGGGAAAGCATCGGGGTACTGTCGGGAGACGCTGAGCGTCTTTCCGGCTCCACTCTTTCCGAAGAGCCATAATCCGCAGACTCCGCCGATTGGTTCGATTCGGGGCATGTAGTCCTGCGCAATTCTCTTGAGTGTGGAGTAACATCGAACTCGGATG